AAGAGAGATATTCTTTGAGCCAATCTTTGTCGAAGAAACTTTCTTTGAACCAGTATTTATTGAGAGTCCTTTTCGTCAAGAAGAAGTATTTTTAGATCCTTTGCCAGAGCTTTATCCTGAACTGCCCGTAGACCTGATTGCACTTAGTCCCTTTGAACAACCTTTTGAATTAAGTCTACGTATTGAAGAAGAGCCCATACGAGAAGAAATTATTGAAGAAATATTTGTTGAAGAGTTTGAAGAACTAGAAGAATACTTCGAACCAGAGTTTGAAGAAATAGAAGAAGTGATAGTTGAAGTTAGAGAAGAAATAGAAGAGGTGGCAGAAGTTGAAGTAGGAGCTGTTGCCATTGGTAAAATTGATGAAGAGTCAGGTATCACTCAAACTCAATTAGATGTAGTAGCACAAACGATTAGCACTGCTGCTAATAGTGTCAGTGGCACAACCGCGGGAACTGATGTGCACTCAACTGGTGGTAGCACTGGAGGTCAAACTAGTGTGGACAGTAATTTTAATTTAAACATTAGCACTATGGATTCAACCATGAGCGTTGCTCAAGTTGAAACAGAAACCACTACAGTGACGACAGCCACTGTCGCAGATAGTTCTACTAGTGTCGAAGAAACAGGGACCATGGACTTAGAGGTACGCTCAGAAGCAGATACTATTGCTGATGAGATTGTAGCGCAAAATTTACAAGAACAAGCTCAAGGAGTTATAAAAGAAAGAGTTACTTCGGATAACGAATATGGTAACGAAGATAGTCTCATTGATTTTATAAATTATGTGCCTGGCTTTGACGCCTATAAAAGTTTAGAAATACCAAATCAATTGGTTTGGTACGATCCTAAAACTATTTATACTGGCATTGAAATATTTGATAACAATTTAGGCTATACTAAAATGTTTGATGCAAATTACCAAAACCTTGCTAAAATGAAAGCAATACAACCAAATTTATAATATGGAATGGCTTAAAGGAAAATTAGGACAAATAATAGCAGTGGCTGCTTTGGTTAGCACGATTGCTGGTTTTGGCTATGCTGGTGCAGGCTATGTCGCTAGACTAGAAGCAGTAGAAAAAAAATCTGGAGTTTCTTACACGGCACAATTAAAAGCACTAGATACCACAGATAATTCTTTGACACAGGATATTATAGTGCTACGCGGTGAGATTAAAACTTTACGCAATGAATTAGATATTTTGTCTGATCAAATTAAAAGAATTGAAAACAAACAAGATAATTCTAGCAACCCACTAATACAGATAAAATAGAATGGCTAGAGCAACTGTCGCAGAAGTAGATAAAAGATTATCAGCGCATGAGGCAGCTTGCGAAGTTAGATGGCGTGAAAATTGGCGTCGTCTAGAAACCATTGAGACTGAGGTTAAATCAATTAACAAAAGTATTAGAGGAGGCTTGGTATTTTTTGGCACAATCATGCTGACAATTACCGGCTTCATGTTAAAAATCACTCTCTTCTAATTTATTTTTTCGTGTAAAATGAAAAAATGGCGCTACAAAAATACACTTTTAAACCTGGAATAAATCGAGAAGGTACCGCTTACGACGATGAACCTGCTTGGTTCGATTGTAATTTAATTAGATTTCGTATGGGTCGACCCGAAAAATTTGGTGGTTGGCAAAAACTTTTAACCTCTACTTATCAAGGCACCGCTAGAGCCTTACATAATTTTGTTTCATTAGCAGGGGTTAAATACTTAGGCTTAGGTACACATTTAAAATATTATTTAGTTGAAAACAACAACGCCTTTAATGATATTACGCCAATCAGAAAAACTAGCACCAACTCTATAACCTTTGCTGCCACTGATGGTTCGTCAACTTTAACAGTAACCGATGCTTCTCATGGAGCCATCCCTAATGATTTTGTTACCATCTCTGGAGCTGCTAGTTTAGGCGGTTTAATTACTGCAACTGTTTTAAATCAAGAATATAAAATTGTTAGCGTTATCGATGGCAACACTTACACTATCACTGCCAAAGATACTTCTGGCAGCACCGTGACTGCTAATAGTAGTGACACTGGTAATAGTGGCTCTGGTACTGATGGCGTTTACCAAATAAACACAGGGCTAGATACAGTTGTTAAAGCGACAGGTTGGGGTGCTGGATTGTGGGGTGGTACTACTGAGGGAGCTTTGACTACCACTCTAAATGATTCGGGTGGGATCTCTAATTCAGATACCACTATAATTTTAACTAGTGCGACAGGATTTGTCGCTGGGGATACTATTTTAATTGGTTCTGAGTTAATCACTATTGGTTCAGTTTCAACTAATACTTTGAGCAGTTGCACACGTGGCGTACAAGGAACCACAGCTGCAGCTCATAGCGATGGAGCTAGTGTTAGATTAGCAACTGGTAATGCTTCGACAACAAATGATTTTAATGGTTGGGGTGAAGCGGCTACTTCTGGAGTTGAAACTGCAACAACTAACTTAAGACTCTGGAGCCATGACAATTATGGCGAAGATTTAATTATTAACGCTAGAGGTGGAGGTATTTATCGTTGGGTAGAAAACAATACTACTTCAACTAGAGCTGTAGAGTTAAGTGGACAAACTGGGGCTAACAAAGTTCCAACTGTAGGACTAGAAGTATTAACTTCAGAAATAGACAGACACTTAATAGTCTTTGGAGCAGATCCTTTAGATGCTACCAATAGCAGAACTGGTGAAATAGATCCCATGTTAATCGCTTTTAGTGATCAAGAAAATCCTTTGCAATTTGAACCACTATCAACTAATACTGCTGGATCGCTCAGATTGTCTTCGGGCTCTAAAATTATTGGTGCTGCCAAAGCTAGACAAGAGATACTTGTTTTTACCGATACGGCTATGTATAGCATGCAGTTTATCGGGCCACCTTTTACTTTTGGTTTAAATTTAATAAATGAGAATACTGGATTGATTGCTCCAAAAGCAGCCGTGACAGCTCCTAGTGGAGTTTACTTTATGAGTTATGACTCTTTTTATGTTTATAACGGCACCGTGCAACAAATACCTTGCACCGTAAGAAATTATGTTTTTAGTGATATCAATCAAGACCAAGCTTTTAAGATACACGGGTTTAGTAATAACAAACATTCAGAGATTGGTTGGTTTTATCCGTCTGCTAGTTCAACAGAAATAGATCGCTATGTTATCTATAATTATCAAGAGCAAGTATGGTACTACGGCCAACTAAATAGAACTGCTTGGTTAGATTCTAATATCGAAGATTATCCTCAAGCCGTCGGTAGTAACTATTTGTTTCAACACGAATTTGGTTTTAATGACGACGGTTCTGAAATGACCAATGTATTTATTGAGTCAGGAGATTTTGATATTGGCGACGGTGAAAATTTTTCTTTTTTGCGTCGAGTCATACCAGATGTAAAATTTTTAGACGATGATTCAGCTTCTAACATAAATATAGTCACAAAAACTAGAAACTTCCCTGGTGATAATTTAAGTTCTGGTCAAACTTCTACCGTAAGTCCTGCTACTCAACAAGGACATATTCGAGCTAGAGGTAGACAAGCGGTATTAAGAATAAATTCTAACGACGGTGATAGCGGCAACTTAGGAGTTGGTTGGCGTCTAGGAGCAACTAGATACGATATTAGATCTGACGGCAGAAGATAATGGCTAAACTATTAAACACCCGTTTACCAATAGCCAACGGATCTGTTAGTCCTGAGATTTTTAATCGACTTGTTAGAATCATAGAAATAAATTTAGGCGCTTTTGATCCAGTCGATACCGAACAATTTACCACTGAAGAAAGAGACAAATCTAATTTTAACGCTGGCACGATAATTTTTAACACCACCACTAACTCGCTTCAAGTCTTTGATGGCGTTGGATTTACTAATCTTAGTGATCCTTTTGCTATAATTACTGTTAATAATGATAAGATAAGATTTAGTGATTTTATGACAGCTGAATTAGGAGTTGTCAGTGTAACTATTTCGTAAAAAACATGAAAGAAAAAAGATATAACGTAAAACAAAAAGGTATAGGTTTTCCAATTATGTCTAACGCAACTTTAGAACAAGCTCAGGCTAAATTAGAACGTGCTAAAGCCAGTGGACAAACGGGGATAACTATCGAACCAGTTAAATAGAGTGGCTATTACGAGAGCGCAAATGGCTAAGACGACTAGAAAAAAAGGCAAAATGCCTGCTAGGAATAAAAAAAATTTTCGCCCTACTAAAAAAGGTGCTGGCATGACTAAGGCGGGCGTCAAAGCTTACCGAAAATTAAATCCAGGCTCGAAATTAAAAACTGCCGTTACCGGTAAAGTAAAAAAAGGTAGTAAAGCAGCTAAACGTAGAAAATCTTTTTGCGCTAGATCCGCGGGACAAATGAAAAAGTTTCCCAAGGCAGCAAAAAATCCTAATTCTAGACTAAGACAAGCACGAAAAAGATGGAGGTGTTAAATGGTAGTTAGAAAAAAAGTAAAGAGAACAGTAAAAAAAGTTACAAAGGCTTTGAAAAAAGCTAGTAATGCTCATGCTAAACAAGCTAAAAGTTTAGCTGCACTTAAATTAAAAGCAGGTGGTGTTGCTAAAAAAAGAAAGAAAAAGAAAAGTGGTGCTACACCGACTAATCCAGCTTTGTACGCTAGAGTCAAAGCAGAAGCTAAACGTAAATTTAAAGTTTACCCTTCAGCTTATGCCAACGCTTGGCTAGTTAGAACCTACAAAAAACGTGGCGGCGGTTACAGATCGTGAGTCAGTTTCAACACCATGGAATTAATTGGTATTTTTATTTTAGTTTTGCCTTTTGTTATCGGCTATAGATTAGGCAGGCAAATGAGTATTAAAGAGGAGAATATTAAACCATGCCGAAAAGAAGAAGAAAAAAAATTTAAAAGTAGGAACGGGTAAGTCTAATAGATAATAAATAATGAAGTTTAATAAATTTTATTATAAGCCACTGCCAGATTACCTAACAATAAAGTCTAGTTCTATAG